GAGAATTTCAATTATAACGAAGCCGGTGGATTTGATTGCACTTTAAAACTAATGTCTTTGGGCTATTTGGGAGATAGAATTAAAATTAATCATTCTACAACTTTACCTAATATTTTAGAAGCAGAAATAAAGCAGCTAAATAACGTTTATAAAAAAATAGAAGACGCAAAACTAGCAAAAGAATTATCAGAGCAAGCGAAAGCAGATGAAGCGGCGTTACAAAATCAGCTTCAAGGAAAAAAATCTCTTTTACACTACTTAAATTTTTTATATAATAAGAAAGACTTTGAACCAAATTCAGCCGAAACTCTAGGTCTCATAGACGCTATTGGAATTAAAAATTCATTTCAACCAGCTAACGTAGATAAGACATCGGAATCTACTTTAACTAATAAAGATAGTTTTGATTTTTTAGACAACGATGTTTTATATTTGCAAAAATTTGGTGTTCAAATACCAAAAGATAAAACTGAATCTTTTATTAGCACTATATCTCTGGACAAAGCTCTCATATCGAATCAATTTCAAGAAGCATTCAATAAATATAACGAATTACCAACTGCAAAACAAACGTTATCAGATGGAGCGCCAATCAGTTACGTAGATGACTACATTCTTGCGAATAAAAAGCCTCTTCCGCCTTTAAGTTTTAAACAAGGCTTTTCTAAATTCTTAAATGGTATAGAAACCGGCATATTAACGTATATCAAAGATAACGCTAATATAGCTAAAAACTCAGAGCTATATAATCGAATGTATTCTATTCCCTCGTATTCAGGAAATAATAATGATTCTTATAATATACATATTCAAATTAGATTACCTCAAGACGTTAAATATAAAAATACAGACGATAGATTTAAAAGTGTATTAGGCAATATTCTTAGCAAAGAATCTTTTGATTTCACTAAATTTTCTATAGAAACTAACGAAGACGATCCTAGAAAATTCTATTTAGTGTTAACTGGAGAATCTGAATTTCCTAGTAGTCGCGTAGTCAAAAAAGAAAACGTAACCTACGAAGGCGTAACTTATACTGATGAAGTAGTAAATAGCTCAGTCCCTTCAAAAGCATCTTTTAGCATTATAATCACAGATACTGCTTTAATTTCTAATGTCATAGCCAATAATAACAATAACGACGCGCTATTTACAGACTATATTAATAGGCTTAGCGCTCAAGATAAACAACAAAGTGTTGAGAGCGCTATAGAAAATTCTAAAGTAAGTGTGAGCGCAAATCAAGTTCACAATGCCATAGAATACATGTCATCGTTAGAATTAATGCTTCGTACTATACAAGTACACTCTTTAGGCAAAGCAATAGAAAAATCTAATGATCCCGAAATAAAGAAAGAAGTTTTTCCATTAGACTTAACGACAGAAAAAACAGTAGTAGGCACGTCTTTAATAGATCAGATTTTTTCAACCGGAATATTCTCTCCTTTTATACAAGATCTAATAAATCAAAAAGTCACAGAATCTGGATATCCTAAAGAAAATAGATTAGCAGTCTACGCTAAATACGGATTTAATACTGCTTTATTAGGCGGTAAAACAGCTACAAAAGAAGACGGTACTGGTTTGAGTTTATTAAAAGGAAAAGAGGTAAAGTACAGAGATCTATTAACTTCTTACGTAGTGCCTTATCAAATTAATCAGACGGTAACAGAAGGAACCAGTTTAAATCACCCGGTATATATTCAATTAGGAGCATTACTCATGATTTTAAACCACATGTGTACCATATACGATACACCAAATGGATCCACTGGTGTAAAAGATCAGACGCCTTTAAGCTATATTGACTTTAACCCCGAAACCAATTTTTGTCTAAGCACAAATAAACATTTAAGTACGAATCCATTTCGTTTTTTAATTCCTTTTGAAGGCACTTTTCAAGATTATAAATCTTTGTTTAATGAAAATTTATTAGACGGAGACAGCATAGCAGCCGTATCAGGTAGCACAGAAACAACGCCCTTATTCAAGAAAACAGACGATAAATTATCAGACGATAGATTATCAGGACAAATACCTGCATTCAAATACGATGAAATAGGTGCAAACGGAAATACATCGTACAAGGGAAAAATAATGAAAGTTCTAGTAAACATAGAGTACATACTTCAGATGGTTAAACAGTATAGCCAGAAGAACGAAACTAGTAATGTTTATTTAAAACCTTTTTTAGAACAGATAATATCCGACTTGAATAGATCTTTAGGTAACTATAACTTATTAAGACTTGCGTACAACGATTCTGGAAATACTTTTCATATAGTAGACGATCAATTAACCCCTGGTGATGCAAACGAAGACTTCATTTCTCCAGACAATAAAGACGAAATACCTTTATATGGAAAGAATTCTATAGGCAAAAATATACAAATAAAGACGGATATCAGTACGAAGTTGAGTAATATGATTGCAATATCCTCTAACTCAAATCGCGGAGAAAAATCGGCTCTTTCTACAGATGGTACTAGCTTTGGATTTATTAATACCGGATACGTGGATAGATATATAAACAATAAAACTGAAATAGAAGAGACAAGCGTAGAAGAAAAAAAGAAAAAAGAAGACGAAAATAAGAGAAAAGAAGCGCGCATCAACGACACTTTAATAAAGCAGGCGATTACCTTCAATCAAACCATATCAGATTTTTATGGCACTACTAACCCTTCCGATTCAAGCGTTGATCAAGCTACGAATTACTACATTCAAAAGATGTCAAAAATTAAAGCTGATGATCCTGCTACAAGGGCTTCTGCAATGATTCCAGTTAGTTTAAATTTCACAACAGACGGAATATCAGGCCTGAATATGGGTCAGGGCTTTACGATATCCAAAAAATTTCTGCCTTACACATATAACGATAGAAATATACCTGGAGTTGGTGCTAGCGCTACTGAAAAAGTTGGATTCGTTGTATTCGGTCTTAATCATAACTTTGAAAATAATCAATGGAACACCGATGTTAGGGCAAATATGATATATCTTAAAAAAATAGAGGATTTTAAAGGAGCAGCTGTAAAAGCAAAAGCTGAAAATAAAGAATTTAGATACAATGAAAATAATGTAGTTTCCAAAGATTCTACTTTTGTGGCAGATATGAATCAAGCAAAAATATCTGCAGAAACATATCTTGGAAGAACAATGAATAATAAAGAGTGGAGCGCTTTGGTTTCTGCGGTGTATGCAGAAGCAAGTCGTAATCAAACAGAAGAGGGTTGGGTAATGGCGGTTATATTAAATAGATCTAGAGAAGCCAAATCAACTATTTTAGATACACTATCAAAACCCAATCAATTTCAAGCTGTAACAGGAACAAAATACAATAATAATAGACCTTCGCCTAATTACGTAACAGGTCCAAATCAAAGTATAGCTAATGATATATATACTGCAGCTTTAAGAGTATTGCCATCAGTTCCAAAAAATTATCGATACTTTACGTCGGCTAATTTAAAAGCTTATGGACTAGGCACAGATGTAAACTTTTTTAATAAATTAAAAAGTCAAGCAACTAGTAAAACTATAGGACAAACTATATTTTCTACAACAGCATAAAATATGTTAAAGTACTATCCAATATCAAGAGTCAAAAAGAATTTGGTTACCCAAGGCGGTCAACTTCTACTTAACGGTGAAAACTACAAAGGCCACTACTACGAAACTTTTGAAGGAGACTGTTACACAGGAAAAGATCCAGTAACGGGCACCAATCAATTGTTAGAAAGAGTAAGCACGTACCCAAATTCTCCGCTGTTAACAAACTTCAGTTTGCCTTCAAGTGTAAAGAAACAGTTTGCGATACAGAATAAAATAAGCACCGTAAATCAAACCGAGCCAGTTCCTTATTATCCAAATCCTACGAGCACAGACTATCAAAAAGGCTACATCGTAAGATACTTTACAAAGAAGATAAACAATAAAGGGTACATCACAGAAATTTCTGAAGATGGGTACAACGATATAGTAAACGGTACTGCTCAGTTCGATATCTCTATTTATCAAGTCTCCACCATACTTTGGAAAATCTCAGGACCATTACGCACTATTAGATTATCCCAATACGATATTAGAGAGGGAATCGTAGAAACAAACACGAGATTGACCGACTCAGTAGAGAAAACCTTTTTGGGCATGATTGACTTCATTGGTGGTGATTATATTAAGTTCGCAAAACCTACTTCGTAGATTAATTGAATAGAATCGATTGGATTGGTTATATTTAGTTCAAATTAAAGGTTATGTATTTCATTGTAGAAAGTTTGTCGCAATTTGGCAACCTTGATATTAAAGACGAGTGTTTCGTACAACTAATACCGGGTAACGATAGAGTTCATCCGAAGTTGACGTATCCAAGTTTACTATATTACAACGATGGTGAAAAGGGTTACATATTCCCTTTCAAACACTCAGAAAGCTTTTACTTGGATTTTAAAATGGTTCAAGAGTTTTTAAAGCTTCACAAAAAAGTATATCTACTAGACAAGAAATTTCACTCTTACTTCTTGGATCTACCGAACGCTATAGATCTACACTTCGTTAATCTGGATCAAACAAACGAATTTAACCAGTTCGATTGCGATACCAATTTACACCACGATTTTTACTCACGTTATGGGCACCTTCCCATCACAAACGAATTAATACCAATATCAAAGCACTATGAAAGGTGCCAATGTTTGTACGATTACGTTAAAGGCTACTTCGATTTAGAAACAGATCTACAGACTCAAGAGGACTTCATAAATGCATACAAATCTGTCGAGGAGAATCCAATAAAGGTGGATGTAAAGTGCTTGACGGATAAGTACCAGATTCACGATCAGAGCTACTCTATTAAAGGGGACCGGATGTACTCTTGCTACAACTTATACAATTTAACTGGAAGACCAACAAATTCTTTTAACGGCATTAACTTCTTGGCCATTCCAAAAGAGAACGATTTCAGAAGCTGCTTTTTACCTTCCAATGACTTTCTTGTTGAATTTGACTTCGACGCATATCACTTGAGGCTAATAGCTAAACTTATAAATTTTGAATGTCCACAAGAGTCTTTTCACGAATATCTTGGTAAAAGCTATTTCAACAAAGAGGAGCTTACGGAAGACGAGTACAAAGAGTCCAAAACTATTACGTTCAAACAGCTTTACGGTGGAGTGGATAAAAAGTACAAACACGTAGACTTCTTCGCTCAAATGGGTTCTTACGTAGACGAGATGTGGAAGCAATACAGTAAGCAAGGCGGTTATAAGTTACCAACGGGCAGAATAATCAAGAAGGACGATTCCATGACCAAGTACAAGCTGTTTAACTACGTGGTGCAAAACCTAGAGACAAGCGAAAATATTTATAAGATACAAGAGATTCAGAACTATCTTAAAACGACAGGCGCCAAGACCAAGCTAATTCTAATCACTTACGACTCGTTTCTATTTGATTTCAGCAAAAAGGACGGCAAAAAGACACTACAGGAGATCAAAGCAGTATTGGAAACAGGCGAAATGAAGGTAAAACACAAACATGGAACAAGCTATGCATTCTAAACTAATTACAAATATTTATTAAACAAGGTTATGACAGAAACAAACACAATAGAATTAACACCAGAATCGCTTATGAACAAGCTGTTTTGCACATTCGCTAAAAAAGAGTTATTAGACGAAAGGTTGCAAGAAATAAATAAAGAATACAAGATACTTTACAATAAGATATTCGTATTGGCTTCCCCAGAGTCTGACGAGTACATGTGCACATACAACATCGAGATAGAAGGCCCTAACACCAAGATCCTACCGAATACTATTTTATTGCACAGAAAGAAGGACTCAAACACACTATACACCATTAATGCCCTTAATACCCTAATCAAAAGTTTGAATAACGGAGTATTGGACAATAAGTTTATGGTTAACTGGCCTGACTATAGGAACTCTATCCTATTGACCCAAGGCGAAGATCTAAGAAAGTTAAATACCTCTATCCACAAGATAGTTGCCGTATAGCTCTCACTGAAAAATAAATTTTTTTCTTTCGAATTTATTTAGTATATTAGCTATATAATAAATT